TATTATGTTAGGCGTCCCCAGGTACAGGGATCGTTCACGCTGAAGGCGCGGCCCCAAAGCCTGCGTGAGCGATAGCAGCAGTGATAACAGATTTGGCGGCAGTCTTACCATACTCCACAACCTTATCGAGTGCTGATTGTCCGGCCTGTGTGGCTGCGTGCGCGGCAAGCGCTGCGCCCTTAATCACAGTCGGATGGATGAGACCGTTCGTAACAGCAGAACTGGCAGTCTCATAATGACCAGCGTGGTGTGGTGTCAAATCCACGTTCTTGGTCAGAGCGGCGGCTATGGTTCCCCCAATGGAATACTTCTCAGCAAGAGTCACACGAATCGTCTGGACTTCGGTAGTGTTGTTGCGGAAGATGAGGAATCCAGCAGGATTGGACATGGTCGAAGATCCGTTAGAATCGGTAACGCCGACGTGTCTGTAGCCGAGGTCATAGGGGCGAGCTGGCACGTGCAAATGAGCCTCAGCGTCACCGGTCTCTCTAAATGATCCGAACAACATGAGGTCACTAGAGCCAATGCCTGCTGGGGCGATTTGGCTAGATGCGGGCGGCAAAGTCATGAGCCATTCGCCTCCTCTAGAGACGATAGGGGTGACATTCACGCCGTGGATGTCCCAACACGTCGGGACATAACGCTGAGTGCCGGAACCCCCAGTGGCGATCGTCGTGGCAATAGGCCAGTTGCGCACAGGATAAGCAGCAGTCTTCGCGCCCAGAGCTGTGGTCCACTGACCGCCAATTGCAATGGCAGAGGACGTGCCAATGGAGCCCTTGATCAAACCGCCTCCTGGAGAATTGGTGTCGTAAGGACCGAGCCAATAGGCTCCTCCACCAGCATCGGTGCCCCATCCGACGTGGTAGGCAACACCGTCCATGGAATAATCGTCCTGGACCCCCACAGCGAACCACAATTCAGTGCTCGTCGCGACCGTGTACACAGCTGTTGATACAGCGCGTCCCGGTTGGGCGGCCAAAGTGGGCTGCGGATTGAAGGTCATGAAGGGCGGGGCAAGATCAGTCGAGAAGGCTGACGTATTGGCCGTCAGAAACTTTTGAAAAGCAGGAGCTGCAGTAGACTTCTTCTCGGATTTCTTGTTTTGCCGGCGCTTGGGGCGGCCGGACCCTTTTCCGCCGTTGGACATGACGATGTGGGCGTCGCGAGTGAACTTGGAGTTGACTCCGGGGTCGGGGCTGCCGGTGAGGGCATTGACTCGCTGTTCAAGGCGCCGCAAAGCGGACATTTCTTTGGTTGCTTTACGCTGACGATTGCCGGCCTGAGCTGCACGATTGCGACTGCGTTGTGCATTGTTGTTTTGGTTAATTTTAACTGACATTGAAATAATTTCGGTTCTGCGGCGTCCCGCCAGAAATGTCAAAAACCAGGCCACAAACAATAAGCCTAAATGATCATCTGTGTTGGTGGCAGACCCATTGCTGCCATTTAAGGCATTGAAGCTAGCAATGATATCCACATGGTGAGGGCTACACAAGTACAAGACCAAAACCACAGTTGAAAAGATTCTCGCTTTATAAGCGCGAGAGGAGAGGTCATCGTTGACTTTGAGCCAACGGACCAAGCCATTCCACTCGTAAATTGCAACGAGAGTGTTGATATCTCGGGGCTGTTCGCCCAAGAAATCCTTCAGCGTTCGCAGGAAGCCTGCTCTAAGGTCGAGGCGCCTGTGGCAATCGCTGGCAAACTGGAAGAAATCAGATCTGGAAGCTGCAGCAGCTGACTCTACGTCGTCACTATTAGTCCACGAGCCGGAGTTGCCATTGATTTGGCTCTCCTCGCGCAAAGTGACGTTGTGCTTTCCCGCGGCGAACTTGCGTTTTCTGGTCCAGTCTTTGATGCGCTTGGCGTGTGCAGCGTCATCTTCTCCTTTGTTCTTCTTTGGGGGGTTCCACAAGCAGGGGCACACATAGCCCTCCACTTTCTTGTGGTTGCATTTTGGCTTCACAGCGACCAATGGCGCCGTTCTGGCTTTCACGCCTTTGTCCGTCACGACTGGCGTCTTCTCCTCTGCGGAGGTCAATAAGTCGGAAACTCCCTTCTCCATGCTTTCCAGCGGAGGCATTTCTTCTGACTCAAAATCAGACTCGGGCAGCGAGTTGTCCGGAACAACTTCGCTAGCAAGCTTCAACTCTTGGCCAGAAACGCAACTGCGCTTAACAGCAGTGGCTTCAGGGGCTGACGTGCACAGTGGAGCCCGGAGGAGTCCAGAGGCATCTCCAGACGCCTCAACTTGAACGAGCCACATAGCAAACCGCACGTGGTCAAAGTCTGGAATGCACTGATTAAACCAGTCATACATCCAGCCGGAGTCTTGGTTCGGCCAATTGGACTCAATGGAATGTTTGCCGTCCCACGGCATGAGCAAACCTTCAGTTCGATCACCCAACAAAATGTGCGCAACGCGCGTGATGGGGCCAATGACCGGAGAGTTTTGGTCCATTCTGTAATAACCACCAGCTCTCTCAGCAAACCGCTCCAAAGGGTCTTGCAGGTTGGCCGGGCCAATGTACAGTTTGGAAAGCAAACGCTTGGGGTTCGCCATGGAGTTCTCATCTCCAAAGAAGACGTCTCTTGAATAATAACGATTCAAGAAATTGACGCCCATGTTGCCCTGGTAGACCACTTCAATCTCGTAGTCCTGTCCCATGAGCCGAGAAGCCTTTTTCAGTGCAATCTCGCAAACAGCACCCTCAATGCTGTCATCGCCACCATAAAGCCCCAGTTTCTCGCAGGCTTCATCAAAAGTGCACTTGCGGCGGATCCCGTCGACCACGATCTCAGTGTTGCGCCATGCGCAAAAACCGATGAACATGGTCAGCAGGGAATTGAAATCGGACGTCTCGAGGGTCCCGGAACCTCTTGTGTAATGGCTTGCGTACTTGTATCCATTCTCAGTTGTTCCTGGGAGTCCAATTTGCTCGTCGAGAGTCTCGTTGAGCTCTGCGTGGTAATCCTTGTGGAAAAATCGCAGCATGAGCATTCGCTCAAGAATTCGAGCCCGCCTAATGACGTGGCCATCGAACCGACTGCCATCAGCCATCACAGCTTTGGCAGAACCTTTGAGCAGCCGAGCAACAAAACCTGCAATTTCTTTGGGTGTCTTGTTGAATGCATAATTCTTGAGCTGCAGCATCACTTTGTCATGGAACTCATACATGTAACGCGAGTTCTTGAGCTTGGCTTCGGGTGTGACAGTGGTGATGTTTCGCGGGTCAGTCTCTTTTCCGTATTCCTCCTTCTTCTTAAAGACTCGGAAGACGCGCTTGTACCACGGGCCTGACGACTCCGCTTCATCCAGAAT